TTAAACACTAAGAAAATGATATCTATAGCACTCGGTTACCTTTGGTTTCAAATGATATTGCTCGGTATGTGGTCGTCTTGGAACCTGTTTAAAGCTATCATTATAATGCTTTTTTGGGTTGAACCAAAAGAGGCACTAGCTTTTGAGCGTATGCAATGGAGGGGGAAAAGCCGAGGTAAGTTAATTATGAGACCTGATAATAAGGCCTCAAATTTATGCCTTGATTCTTACGACCACTTGATAATTGAATCTTTAAACTACCACCAAAAATGAAAGACTTTACCAGAGAGCAGCAAGCAGAATTATTAAAGATTGATTTAGCAAAATGTGTTTTAGATAACCCTAAAAATCCTATACACACACTGCATGTTCAAAAGGAAATATTTATAGAAATGGCCATTCTTTTTATTGCAAAACACGGGAAATAATGAGATCACTAGAAGAAATAAAGGAAATCACAGAAAAGCACATTAGATTGGGCATAATAAAAGGGTAAGAATATGGCAACAATGCAGCTCAAAACTAACGAGCAAAACTTTGTCAACGGACTAAAGAAGGCTTCGGGTTCAGTTGGTGAACTTGCAGGAGTTATGAACGTAAAACTTGCCAATAGCTTTAAAAGTGCTGATTTTTATTCAAGAAACTTCGAAAAAGGTATAGGTCGATTAAGTTCGGCATTTAAAGAAGCAGGGCAAGGTATGACATTGGGTCTAACCTTGCCTTTAGGCTTTTTAGCTAAGTCGGCAAGTGACGCTTACGGAGAGTTTGATGCTTTAAGGCGTGCCTTGGGTACGATGGAAAAAACAAGCGTTGGGCTTACAAGTAGGCTAAAAGAACTTAGGGAGATAGCAAAGATGCCAGGGATTGGTTTCCAAGAAGCTATTCAAGGTGATGTTAGATTAAGGTCGGTGGGCATAAGTGCTGCTTTAAGTACTAAGATATTAAAGGAGTTTGCCAATGCAGTCGCAATGACTGGTGGAGGTAAAGCACAATTAAATGAGATTACTGTTCAGCTTGGACAGATGGCTGCAAAAGGAAAAGTGTTAGCACAAGACCTTAGACCTATAATTGAGGCTGCCCCTGCCGTTGCTACGGCTTTAAAAAATATGTTTGGCACTGTTTCATCAGAAGCAATTTCGGAGCAGTTAGAGAAGACAGGAAAGAGCAGTACCGATATGATAACAATGCTACTAACGGAGATGGAGAAAGCCCCAAGGGTAACTGGTGGGTGGAAAAACTCATTGGAAAACTTAGGAGATACTTTATTTGTGGTACACTCATATTATGTTAATGCTACTCTTGTTTTAGAGAATGAGTTAAAGAAACCAGAACAAGTAAACGACTCTGCCGAATCATCAACAGCACTCAACTTGATACTTGTTATATAGCCTATACCAGTGTAAGTTTCCTCTCCTGCGGTCAACGTGGTACTATCCTTTAATACAAGTGTAAGTTCTGTCTTCCCCTCATACTTGGTGATAAAATCATAGGTCGTGACGTTTGCGGTGTCCTCTGCGGATGTTGAAAGTTGTCTGTCCAACATATCAATATCCCATGTTACCTTTTGTTTGCCCACTAAACCTTGCTCAATATCACCGCTTCCACTACAAGTAACATCAATTTCTTTTCTTGTAGAGTTTATAGTGATACTTTTGGCACACGCAATCAAAACGGTGTCGTCATATATAAAGACGTTTGTGCCTAAAATCCTGTTAGTAATTGCCATTATCTTATTAATTTATATTTGTTAAAATTTCAAATTCATACCCTATATAATACAACATAGTGTCATTTTGTAATGCGTCTAACCCCGTTCCCGTATATTTAAAAACAAGTACATTACTATCTCCCATCGTGCCACTATTCTTGTTAAATAAGGCTATTAACCTTTCTCCAATAACTAAGCACTCTTTTCTACTTGTTGAACTTACCGCAAACAAGGCATCAAATGACCTTGCACATATTCCACTTTGCCCACTCATAGGCTCTCTCTCGTTCATTAACAAGGCTACCATAGGGTACGTATTCCCTTGTTTTATTTGATTGGGATATATTCTACCACCAATAAGCGTATTCAATGTAGAATCGGCCTTTACGGTTGCTATTATATCGTATTCAATCATTTTACCTTTCTTTTTTGAGCCTTAGCCCATTTCTTCTGAATATTCTCTTCAAAAACCTTCTCTGTCTCTTTGTCAAATATTGCTTTCATCGTTGGATAAGTGTCCTTTTCTGCTTTCTGCATCCAACCCTTGTAAGCAGGCTCTATAATTCTACCTGACTTTGCATTTCTCCAACCATAGTTCAAGAAGTGAGCAACAAACGCTTTATCTTGCTTAGAAGCTAAATATCCAATATTTATTCCATGCTCACCAATTCCTTTTATTGTCCTTGACTTATACATTCCTATCGCTTTAGCTAATTGCCCATATTTGGCTCTTGATGCCTCCGCTGCCTTAGAATAATTAGGATTGTCTCCTTGTGCAAAGTTCTTTAAAGAGTCAGGAGTTTTTCTTTCCAACTCTAATTGTAATGGTTTAGCTGCTTTTTTTAATATGCTTACAAAAGTGTTTTCATTGAATATTTTTGCATCATTCATTTTTTGATATAAATCGTCAAAATCATGCTCAATACTAAATGTCATCTCTTTGTTCGCAATTTACAAGTACCCAATGCTTTCTTCCTTCTACCAATGGTTGTCCAACAATGTCAAACCAAATGTCATCTTCTTTTATTCGCATAATAGCCCTTATGTCGTCTCTATGCCTTATTCTAAATTGTGTGATTCCATAGCTAACCTTATGAGAACTATTCATTACCCTTTCAGAGTCTTTTATAGTCTTTAGGTCTATTCGTTCAGCCCAATCTTCAAAAACCTTTGTATAGGTCTTAAAAACTTGCCCTGTTTCATCTGCCGTTTCACTTGGAGAATAAAACTCCAAAAGTGTATCTATGCTTCCACCTTGCTTCATACGTTGTAAATACGATATGGCATCAATAGGTATTCTGCCGATGTTAACCACCTTTTATTTTCTTCTGCTCTTACGTCATATAATGAATTTAACTTCATTAGGATAGCAGTCTGTACGGGTTCTGGTAATGTAGAAGAGGTATAACCTCCAGTATATATCACCTTTATAGCATCGTGCCTTTTTGCTAACGTAGGAAGAGTATAAGTTGAATCTATCCACTCTACCGTAGGCTCAATGGCACTATTATTTAATAAGTATTTTGTATCTGCAATCACCGTATATGTAGTCTCACCATAGGCTAAATACGAGATTGACGTTATTGCTTCTATCGGTGCGTTAGGTAGTTCTATGTTACTAAAACAGTCAGTGTAAAATTGATAGTCTTGTTCTGCAAATATTCTCTTACAAGCACCGTCAGCCCATTTTATCGAAGCATCAAGTAGTGATTGTATTAAAGTATCTTCATGCGTTCTCGTCACTCTCAACCAAGCTTTCGCTTGTGCCAAGGTCAATATCTCCGCTCTTGTTCCTACTTCTTTTACTAACTTTGACATCTTCTAATGATTTTACCTTACCTTGTTCTATTAACAACGTGGATAAGTCGTTGGGCAAATCTAAGACCTGCCCAACTCTCATTCCAGTCCATTCTATAACTTCTACTTTCATACCTTTTTGGTAGCTGTATTAGTTTCTTTTTCCTTCTCGACTAACTCTGCTTCGCCTGCGTTTAAAAGTCTTTCAGCAAAGGCTTTTTCCACATCGTAGACTTGCCCTGCCTGATAAACCTCTACTAAGCCAGCGAATGTAGCCTTAAAACGTACTTCCATTATGATGCAGCGTTTTTGAACAATTTGGCAGCCTTAGTATCCATCAAGTCGCCATCTGCTCTCATAAATGAAACAAAGCCCACTTCGTCAGAGGTAGCATATAGTTCGGTCAATCTTCTCAAACCAACACCTTTTACCATACGGATAGTGTAAGCCTTTTTGAAGTCACCAAAAGCAATTGGAGTAGCAGCAGCACCCAAAGAAGCCATATCATCGTTGATGATATATGGTTTACCCAAGATAGTGTCAGGAGACTCGTTTTGGATATTACCCATCGTCCATATCGGCTGACCTTGTGAGTCTACCAACTTACGTATAGCTGCCTCTGTCAAGTCATTGAACATCCATTTTGCATTTGCTCTATATGCTTTGTTTACAGAGTGCTTCAAGTCAACCAAATCAGCATAAGTGATAGCAGTTGTGCTTGAACCTGTCTTACCGATACCAGCACTTGAAGCCAAAGCAGCAAGTCCAGCAATCATACCCAATGGCTTAGAACTACCGTCAGCAGTTGTAAACGCTTCATTGAATCCTCTACCGAACATTTCACCTGAAACCTCGATTATCTCTTGCTCCGCACTAACGATTGAATCTTGAATCAATTCGTTTGATACAGTAAACACGTTAGTAGTATATTTGAACGCAACCAAAGTTTTTCTACCATAAACAAGGGCAGCAGTAGAAGCAGCAGTAGCTTCTGCGATAAGAACCGCTTTCATAGCCGTAGAATCTCTTGTTGCCATGTGGAAAGGATTTCCATCATTAGTATTCAAGATTTTAGCAGCTTCAAGCATACCACCGTAGTACTTCATGGTCTTGATAACCTCTGTGCTGAAATACTCTGGGGTCAAGTAACCACCAGCAGAATCAGTACCCACAACTTGTCCACGTCTTACCGCTTCGTTGTACAATGCTCTTTCCTCTGGAGACAATTCAGAAGGTTTTACTCCCCTAATAAATCCATGAAAAGATTTGTTAGCTAAATCAGCTATACCTTTTTCGTCAGTTTT